GGGGGGGGGCAGTAGGTGATGAAGGGTAATTTGTTCAGGGTAGGGAACGAGGTTTTTGTCGAGGGGAAGAGCATCGGCCGATTCGCCTCGGTAGACATTACCGAGGAGCGTGATTCCCTCGCGGGAAGCTGCACCATGACCATTCCGGTGTATGCCATCGGGTTCCGGCAGGGGTTGCCTCCGGCACAGCGTATAAGGGCAGCCTTGGAGGGCATAGACATCAAGCCCGGCGCCCGCATAGACATCGACGGCTGGTTCTACAACAATGCTCAGTTGGGGCAGCAGTTCGAGAGGCTGCGCATTTTCAGCGGCTTCATCCGGCAGGTCATCGGGGGATTCCCGTCGAAGATCGTATGCGAGGACTACTCTTTCATCCTGCGGTTCGGCACTATAAACCGGGACTGGGTGTCGCGCACGAAGCTAAAGGACATGGTGGACTATCTATGCCCCATCTCGAACAAGGCATTCGAGGACTACCGCAAGACGCAGGGGTTCGACAACCCGGCGGACTTCCCGGCTCTGTCGTTCGATTCATCGGATAGTGCGGACGTGGAGTTCGCGTTGCAGACCTTCAAGCTCATATCGCCGTTCGAGGCGCTGTCAAAGCTCATGAAGATGTTCACGTTGTATGGCACCGTGAACGCCCAGGGGAAGGTGTATTTCGGCATTGGCGTGAGGGACAAATTCAAGCGCACGGTGGCATTGGCCACGAACACCAATGTCATCGGCCGCGACATAGTGCCTACCGACGGGCTGTTCGAGAACTACAAAGTAGTGGTAAATGCCCTCATGGCCGACGGTACAAAGTACACCTACGAATACGGCGATTCCCAAGGCGAGGCGCACCGATATTTTGTTCCGGCCAATACGGTATCGCTGACCGAACAGACGGCCAAGAACATAATGGCTCGGCTGAAGGGAACGCGCAACAAGGGAACCATAAAAACCGTGCTCTATCCGCAGGTTAATATGTTCGACTTCGTGGAGTATACGGACACTATGCTCCCGGAGCTTACGGGACACTACTACGTGATCGGCAAGAATCTCAGCTGCGACACTTCCGACGGGTTTATACAGACCCTGACTGTAACCGACGAAATGTTCATACTATGAAAACATCAGGCACTTTCGACGAGGAATGCGCCCGTTTAGGCGCGGAATTCGGGGCTAAGATGGGCGACGAGAGGCGCGTGTCGCTCGTCATAGCCACCGTATCGGCCGTAGACGAGGAGGCCAAAACCTTAGAGGCTGTTGTGGATAACGACAGGGTGTTCAGCGACATAAACCTGAACGTTTTTCCAAACGGGGGCAACAGCTTCTATATTATACCCTCCGTGGATTCCCTTGTGGTACTGGGGTTTATAGAGGGTTACTCCGAGGTTCCGGTGCTCATAAAAGCCACGAAGATCGACAAGATGATCGTATCGAACGTCGCAGGCACCGAAGAAGAGGGCGAAAGCACTATTTCTTTTGATAAGGACGCCGTGGAAATAATCCGCGGCACCTCTTCTTGGCGGATTGAAAAAAATAAAATATCTTTCACTGCCGATAAAATTGAAATGGATGGCGGGGAGAACGGGGGGCTTGTGCTGGTGGATGGCGTCACCACGGCGCTCAACAACTTAGTGACGCAGGTAGGGAATATGTGCACGGTATTCAATGCGCATACCCACGGCGCCCAAGGTGCGTCGCCTCCGGCTACCCCTATGACCGCCCCCTCCCAGTTCAATAAAGGAGACTACGAAAATACCAAGATAACGCAATGACAGACGCAAAATTCGACTTTCAGGTCAACGACATAGTTATATCCAACGGGGACGTCGAGTTGGTGTCTTTGTGCAGCCAGCAGAACGCCACGCTGATATTTTCCAAGTCGGCGGCAAGTCTTACGAAGCCCCAGTTCGGGGTCGGATTCGAGGACTTCTATCCCCTGCTGCCCAAATGGGCGTGGGGCAAGGTCGAAGCTACGGCTGAAAAGCAAATATACGACGACGGAGCCCTCATTGCCCGCGTGAATATCTTTGAGGAGACAGCATCGGGAGTTGTGACCGCAGACATACGTGCACGATACAAGGAGTAGACATGGCAAAGACGTACACAGTAAAACAGGGAGACACCATCCAGGACGCGGCATTCAACGTGTCCGGCTCTCTTGCGGGCATAGACCCGATATTGGAGAAAAATACGCCCACGAACATCCCGCCCGCGGACTGGAAGGCCATGCAGTACCGCCAGGAGCCTCCCGCCAAGAACTTCATGGAATCCTACACTCCGGCGCTGAGGACGAACCAGATTCTCGACGTCGAGGGGATCGACACATACAACCTCCAAACCTTGCAGAGGCCTCCCTTCAACTCCTCCATGGACGTGAAGGAAGAGGTGGATGCGGAAATCTCGCGTCTCCTCAAAGCTACGGCCGAAGGAGGACGTGCCCTCATATCGGCGCTTGCACCCGAGGCTATGGGGGCGATGAAGCGGACGAAAAGCAACTTTTTGCCCAACACGTTCTACAACAGCCCATATACCGTGCAGTGTTTATTCCGCACGCCTCCCAAGTACAAATACATCCCCAGCCCTGAATCTACGGCTCGGGGAATACTTGACACGTCGGGGGCATCGAATTTCCCTCGCATCGACATCAAAAACCCCTCAGAACTTTTGTTATACAACAATCGGGGGTATATATATTCATATCCTGTTTTTTGGGACTATTTATACAGCGTCGTATTCATTAGCAACGGAGCCAAGGTCTATGCATATATCAACAACAATCTGGTAAACTCCCAAAATAAAAATTGGGTTAGTTATGCTTCTTCATATATATATCTTGGTGGATATGGTATTAATAATTGTCCGGCGGTTGATTTTATGGGGGAGGTGATATGCGCCCGCTGGTTCGACCGCGCACTCACAGAGGAGGAAATGACGGCACTCCAAAACGGAGTGCGCCCGCAGGACTATATTGTGCCCCCGGCCTTGAAGCTGTCCTGTGTAGCTGAGTACATACCTCAGAACCTCATACCCTCTGAGGAGGACAGCTCGAAGCCCGTCATGTGGCTCGACAGCGCCAAGCAGATGCCACCCGACATCTCTACTCCGCCGATCCTTCGCAAGTCTATCGGGGGTTATGACTTGACGCCCAATGATAATCCAAGGATAGGCCGCGAGCCGATCTACAAACCCACTTACGACTTCAAGGGCGCCTATACCGCCAACGGCGGCTTCTTGGGACAACGCATAGCCACATCGCAGCTCATCGACGGAACGTTGGAGTGCTACTTCAAAACCGGAGACGACATCACAAGTGAGCAGTGTGTATTCAATTTTTCGGACAATCTTGCGCTTCCGAGGCTTACGTTTTATGATGGCCAGCTCCGTTTCCGAACCAATGAGTTCGACGTTAACTACCCCTGCAAGCCAAACACGACTTATCATGTGGTGCTTAGATATGCTTTACAGGAAAATAGCGGCTACATCTATTTAAACGGGGTCAAGATTTCGGATGTATTCAAACTTGGGAGTAAAATAGCCCAAAGGTACCTCAATCTTGGCATATACACCAAAAATATTCCGATCTTGTTGAAGGGCGAGATATACCACTTCCGCAACTTCAATACATACCTGTCAGAAGCACAGGCGTTGATGCTGTGGAACGAAGGCGATCCCGCGTCGTTCGTGGTAGATGCGGCTATGAAGGCATCCTGCACGCGGGAGTATCTGCCGCAGAACATCCAGCCTCGGAGCGATGATCCCACCAAGGCGGGCTATTGGTGGTCGTCGCACAAACAGATGCCCGTCAACGGAGTGTTGGAGCCCCTGTCGGATCCCCCCGCGGAGTGGCCGAATACAAACCTCGACTATTACAACTATCCCTCAATAATTAAACGATAACCGATATGTCACTGATAGACACGATATGGGAAAACGTACAACGGCTGATCCCGTCCATTAACACCAGCAACGCGGGCATCCTGCGCAAGATCGCGGAGGTAGTAGGCACCGTGCTTGACATTGTGCGGCTCGAAATCCTGCGCAGCGAGGAGACGATATCGGCGGCCGCGAAGATCGCGCGCGTGACGAGTGAGACATGGTATGTCGAGAAGGCATACGCCTATCAGCAGGGCGATCAGGTAGTCGTGGTGAACGAAGCGACGCAAGAGCTGGGCTATGCGACCATAGATGCCACGAAGCAGATTATAAAGCAGGCTTCGATAGGTGTTACCGAGGAAGGGCTGTACTACATCAACGTCGCGACATCCGACGCCAACAACAACGTCGTACCCCTGACGCAAGACCAGCTTAACGCCTTCGGCGCCTACTACCGCAACTTCTGGGGCATAGGCGCGCAAATCCAGGCCGCGTCCAACCCCCCGGCCGTGCTGTCGGCCGACAAGCTGTACGTCCGCTTCGACAAGTCGTACAACCTCGACGCCATCAAGTCCAGTATCAACACGGGCCTACATGACTTGCAGATGCAACGACGCACGACAAATACCCTGTATATCAACGATATAGAAAGGTACCTCTCGGGGCTTACGGGCGTCAAGGACGCATACTTCTCCGAGGTCACGGTATCCCATAACGAGGGTGTAACGACGCCTACGGACGGCAAAATCGTGCTTAACCCAGGGTACTTCAACTTCGACCCTGGCCTGTACGATTTCACCAAGAACATCACAATCTTCGAGGCCATATGATGCGCTTCCGATATATCGACATCCCGAAGCTGGTATTGCAGCTGCTCCGTCCCAACTACTCGGTGCGGCGCGACCATAGCTACACGGAGCAACCGTTCTGGACGACGATACTGTACCGATACTGCCTGGCGATGCTCATGGTGCTGCATGACTATCTGTACAACTACTACATGGTTCGATCCAAGTGGTACATGATGGCGGCGTGTACACCTACATACGGACAGATCGAAGGTGTACTCCGGTACTGGTACAGCGAGTGGGGCCAAATATCCATCACCCCGAGCGGCGCGAGCATATGGCAATCTATGTGGTACGATTCGCCTACGCCGCCCATATACCTGTACGACACAGATACGCCGAAGGTGTGGTTAGGTCGCGGCGGCACCGTCACGGAGCAGCCCATCATATCCATTCCCTCGGCACTGTACAACGACCAGGAGGCATACGGCCAATTCGTGGCGGACGTAAACACACTGTTCCCATTTTATGTGAAGTACACTATAAAAGCACAATAACATGTCAGGAATAAAAAATATCAACGTTGTATCCGGCACGGGAAACCCCGTGCAGATGCAGGATTTGCAGAACCTCTGGAGCGCCATTAATTCGCTCCTCCGATCCACCAAAACGCCCATCTCCATCGTTGCGGGATTCGCCACGGCTAACAACAACACCGGGACGAATATCGGCGAAGGTATCATCTGCTACCAAGGGCAGGCTTACTACCTGGCCGCCGGTGTCGCTAAAATAGGCCAGTATCTTTATATCAACACCATCCAGGACGAACAGCGCGTGTATGAAGATGGCACGACGCGATACACATATCAGGATTATGTCGTGAATGCTGCGGACAATGCGTCGGCATCGGGCATTGGCACCCTCATAGGGCAGGCCACGGCGGCCAACCTCACAGCATGGAAGGTGGGCGTGATAGCCGACGGTTCTGTAACAACGGCTATGCTGGCCGACGGCGCAGTGACGACACCCAAACTTGCCGCTCAGGCCGTAACTGCAGCCAAAATAGCCGACGGCGCAGTGGGGTATACGCAGATCGGAGCTGAGGCCATAAAGAACGGCAACATCCAGGATGGACAGATCACCGGGAGTAAAATGGCCGACCAGTCCATTCCCGGTTCAAAGCTCATCAACTGGACGATCACCGGAATGAAGATTGCGAACAAAACCATCACTGCGGGGAGGATCGCCGATGCTACTATCACTGCGGGTCAAATAGCGGCAGAGACCATCACCAACGAAGAGATCGCCAACAAAACCATCATCGCAAATCAAAAGCTGGAGGATGGCTCTATCGAAGAAGCGCAATATGGCACTGCGTCGGTATCGACACGAGCATTGCGAGTAAACTCGGTTAATACTTCCATCATCAAGGACGGAGCAGTTACGGGCTCCAAGATCGCAGATGACGCCATATCCGGGGAAAAAATAGAAGAAGGCACTATTCCGGAGAGTAAAATTTCCGCTCCGGGAGTAAATTACTTGGAACCAACTACCGTGGTTCCCAATGCGATGCTATCTAATTACGAATTAAATATCATCAAAATCGGCAACATTGGCAGCACACACGTAAATGCCATCATGCCTGTGCAACAATTGCCCGGCACGCCAGTTCGAATATTCATAGAACACACCGTTTCAGAAAGCGCTGTCGTGGATATAAAACTGTCTATCGCCGGGGTAGTAGCAGGTACTATCAACATTACCAACGTCCTTACAGGGATGTATGCTGAAATATTTGTTCACGACGGCCGCGTATTTTACTGGACTTCGGGCGACGCTAATTATCAAAGGGAATAGGATAATGGACACCTTATTGAAATGGATCATGGCTGTGGTGGGGGGCTTGCTGTCGTTGTTCGCTCCCGTGACGCCGCTTGTGCTCTGCGCCTTGACATTCGTCATGATAGACTTCGTGATGGGTATACTGGCCGGGCGCAAGAGGGCGGCTCGGCAGCATAAGGACTGGTATTTCTCCAGCGACAAGGCGTGGAAAACGGTCATCAAACTTACGTGCATTGTCGTTGGGATCGGCATGTGCCACCTTATAGACACTCAAATCCTCGACTTCATGAACTTGCACCTGGCCAAGCTCTTCACGGGCATGGTGTGCGGCATCGAAATGTGGTCGTATCTGGAGAATGCCATGGAAATATCTGACGCTCCGGTATTCCGATCCCTCCAAAAATACGTGGGAAAGAAGATGAAGGATGAAACAGGGATAGATATTGAAAGTGTCGAACCAAATAAAACTGAAAAATTATGAGTGTTGTTATCGAGGGAGGGAGCGCCAACACCTCCTTTATATACGTATGCGGCGTGCGGATGCCGGCGTTATATAGGGCCCGCATCGCTAACGTACGTGTCGCCAACGGCAGACAAATAGTCGTCGAGCCGATATTGCCGGGGGGGGGCTCCGTCCTACTCCAGGCAGATTACCTCGACTTTGAAATCAATGACCTCGTTATAGCCGACCACGCGGCCGACTACACGCCCGAGGATGTCGTAAACCTGCTCAACGACGGGGATGAAGATGCCGATTTCCCCGGATTGAGCGCCGGGCTGTCGGGCGGCGGTGGCACCGCCGAGATTCCCGACGGTTCGATCACCACAAAAAAGCTGGCGAATAACTGCGTCACGAACGCTAAGCTTGGGCCTTTGTCCGTCGGGTGGGCTAATTTGCAAAACCACTGCATAAACAGCCTAAAAATAGATGCAAAAGCTATTCGCGCCGAAAATTTGGCTGATGACTGCGTGACCACCGATAAGTTGGCTGACAGTGCCGTGACTGCGGCTAAGATCAAAGCTAAAACCATAACCGGCAAAGAACTGGCTCTTGACGCTGTATCCGGCGACATCATTCAAAACAATACAATCGTGGCGTCGAAGCTTGCGGATGGATGCGTAGGCGCCGCAGCCATCGCTGACGGGGCTGTCACCGGTGATAAAATCGCCAATGCGGCCGTTACGGTCGACAAGATCGCCGACGATAGCGTAAATTCGGATAAAATCGTCGACGGAGCTATCAATGTCAATAAGATAGCCGCAAATAGCGTTGGCAACGGGCAGATATTGGACGGTGCCATTACGGCGTCGAAGATCGGAACAGCGGAAGTCGGCACGGCTGCGCTGGCTCCCCTTGCAGTAACCACGGATAAAATTGCGGACGGCGCAGTGACGACGGATAAACTCGCAACATCTTCCGTCGCCACCGAAAAGCTACAAGACCTGTGTGTCACGACGCCCAAAATCGCGGATCAGGCTGTCGACACTACCAAGCTGAATACCGGAGGCGATCCGGGGGGCAGTGTAGAGTGATGTAGGTACGGACAAGAAAACAGGCGCTTTATCGGCGCCTGTTCTTGTTTGGCGGGTCTATCCCTCGCCCAGCGATCCCGAACACCAGCATAATAATCCCGGCCACAAAGAAGAGTACGCACGCACTGCTCATGACTATGCTTTTATTTCAAGGTGGAACGCAGGCTCGCTCAGGTCATACGAAAACTTGGGGTTTTTGCCGGGAATAGATATGGGCGAAATCACTTTGACGACGCGCGGCTCGTCGAGTGCTGCGGCCAAGAACTCCGCGGGTTTCTCCATCGTCATACTCACGTCCAGCACATTCACCTTGCGATACTCCTCGGCGCTCACGCAGTGCTTGGACACCCGCTCGCCCTTTTCGCTGAGCTGGCTGATAAGTTCGGACATCTCGTCGATGGTATCCTCTTTATCCATGCCCCGATCCTGGCAGTCGTCGAACAGTGCGGTCACCTTCCTGCCGGGTTCCCGGTAGCGAATGCGCTTTCCGGCGACCAGGTTGTTGTACATGGCCATCGCCTGCCGATAGGGATTGCGCCACGTGGAGGTGATGGTCACCTTCGGGTTGTCGCTCTTCTCGGCTATGGATTCGAGCAGGTCGATGACCGATGAAGCTACCATGTCCTTGCACTCTTTCAAGAGCGACGAGGAGAATACTACTCGTTTTGTTGTTTCCATTCTGTGTCTGCTAATGATTTGATGTTGAATGATATAAATTCGCACCCCTTGGGTACTATGTACTTGCGGATATGCGCTTTAAAGATTAATTTGTCGTTGAATTGATACCTTTCTTGCAGCGCATCCTGGAACGGTTTTACCGCATTGTCGTAGTCGCACTGAGTGTTGGAGAATCCGAACTCATACCACACCTCGAACGGAGGAGACGGCAATTCTATGTCCGGGAGCTTTAAGAGGCATTCTGCGCGGAAGGCATCATGCTCGCTGGTTTTGAATCGGCGCCCTTTGTATGCCCTATTTACCGTCAGCGGCTTGACCTGTATTGACACTTTGCTGTTCATGGTATATGCATATCTTTTCGATGTTTATATGCGTCGACATGCCCGTCTTGGGGCAGACATGGTGCATATTATCCTCGGCTGACAGGTGTTTGCAGGACTTGCATGTTACCTTCGGCCGATTTTCGAATCCTTCGTTCTTCGGTTTTGCTGGCTTTTTCGACGCCTTCAGCTTCATTTCCTCCAAATATTAAACCCTCCGCGCACCTCTCCGTACGGGGCGTCATCGAAGGGGTTGTACCCGACGGTTCCCTCGATGCTGAACCGCCCCTTGTTGTATCGCACGCGCGCACCCATAAACTGATTGTTCCATCCGGGGGCAACCTGCGCGGCCACTACTATCCCCCCTTCCCATGTAGGCGGTATGATCGTCGTGGTGTGATGGGTCTGCGTTATGATCTTGGTTGGCACGAATAGGTCTATACTTTCGAGCATAGGTTTGTACCCGGACACCGTGGCCCGATAATTTTCGGTCTGGAATGTCTTTAACTCGAAAGGAAGCGTTACAGCCACTTTGACCGTATCGCCGGGCAGATGTACCAATACAGTGTCGATCTTCGAAATTTGGCGCACTTCCGTTTGAAGTACGGTATCTCTCACATATTCCCTCACGACCACCGTGTCAACGCGGAATTCGATCTTCTGTTTCGATAGGGTGCAACAAAACCATGACCGCAGGCTATAAAGTGCGATCATGGCTATGATTGCCCCGATTATGGCCGATGTTAGCCTGTTCATCTCCTATGCGTCGATCTCTTTGTCGGCAATGGTGCTGTACCACCTGTGCAGAAACCATCCACCCACTACTCCTGCGAGCAGTCCGATAGTCCCGGCACTTCTTATGCTCCCTGGTAGGAAGTTGAACACAATGATGGCTACCACGGCTACCGCAGCAGCTATCAATCCGATTTTCAGTTTGTTGTCCATTTTATATAAAGTTAAATTTCAGGTATTCTCGGTATGGCGGGCGTCCAGTTGGATATGATGCCGTCGAAAAACAGAATCCAGTGTCGAATCTCGCTCGTGATATTCAGCACGTCGTTTTCGGTGGTAGGGTCGAACACTTTTACATCAACCCATCCATGCACCATTGCGACGATTTCGTTTAGGTCGTCCCGCATCTCGTGCGCGGTGGTCAGAGCATCGGGGATCGCAAGCGCCTCCTCGATCTGAGACGAATTCACGAACTGCGTCATCGTATGAAGCGGAATGCTACCCAGCACGCGGATGGTCTCGGCCATCTTGTCGGCGCCTTTACGGAGCGTGGCCGCAGTATCATCCAACAGCAGGTGCAGGGATCGAAAGGGCGTGCCGTACACTATCCAATGACGCCCTTTGGCGTTCGAGTGGGCCACTTCGAGGGTGGCTAACAGCTCATTCAGAATAGAAATCTGATTTTTCATCCTGTTTGTGTATTATGGGTTTTATGGCGTCCGGATTGTTTGCGATGAAAACGACCTGTTCGTTTAGCGCATGCTCGTCCACCTTGTCGTAAAATTTGTATATTTGGTTCTTATGGTCAACACACTGGAAACGGAGGGCGTCGACCTCGGCCACTTTGCCGGAACGTAGATATACCAAGTGTTTCATGGATTTATGGTTCATTATCGGGTTTGGGGTTTTGCCCGGCATCATCCTGCCATCTATACGACGGTCGTAGCATTTTCCCATTTCCTATAAAGGTAGGTTTGCCCCGCTCCCCTACTTCCGGTTTGGGCTGGTAAAGATATACGGTATGCGTGTGTCCGAATTTGTCTATTTTTTTGAGCGGCGCGATGCAAAGTTTAACCTTGGCTCCCAACTCTCCGTTATTGCGGACAAACTCTTCTATCACGTCAACAGGTATCTTTTTCAGGTCTATTTCGGCATATAAGATTCCCGCCATGATTCAATCTCCAATTTCGCCTCGTGTTCAAAATTCGATATTATTTTGCTGTACGCCTTTATCTCCTTCATATCCTCAAACTTGCGGATATGGTAGTATGAATTCCGGCTCGTGCAGTTCAGGTAGTTAGACAGCTTCACCCCGTTCATGAGCTTGTGGGAGTACATGATATGGATGAATACCGTCCGGGCATCCGTGACCCTTTGGCGCCGACAGGGTGTCCGTATCTCCTCCAGCGATACGCCAAAGTGGCGCTCGAGCAGCATCCCTATTTTCGATAAAATAATTTCCATGCATCAAATATAGTAAATTATTTTGTCACACAAGCCCGATCCGTTCTATTTTTTCTTGTCCAGCTCTTCAAGGACGGCATCAGCGTATGATACGGCATCGGCTGCTACAGCTTCGAATACTGTAAGGTTCTCATTTTTCTGCATTTTATCTTGATTTTGCGAGAATCTCGATATTTCAACAATTCGAACTCGAATTGTACCACTTCGGTTTTGGGAATCTTGTAGTGAAGGTTATTTCATTCACTTCCTCGCATTCGATCATATAAGCCTCCGGCCATAGCCCCTTTATTTGCTCGACATTCTCACCGCAGTCGTAACTCGGATTGCGACTCTCGGCATTTTCGGCCTTAAACTGACCGATGCTGTATCGGGTCTCCTCGTCGGATGACATCCTCCATTTATATCTGTCAACAATGATATTCCCAACATATTCGCCCGTATTCTTATAAACCGACACAACTACATCATCGCTGCCACCTAAAGGTTCTGTAATATAGTAAGCCATCTCATTGCTATTTTACTAATTCGAAAAGTGTTTTACTCTTCGCTATCGTCCCGATTTTCACCCGTTCCGCCTCTTCTTTAGTGTCGAACTTTAATACCATTCCTTCGCGTATTGGGCATCCATTATCCCGCCAAAGTACATAAACCATAAGACACCACTTGTCATCCCAAAACGTGGGCGTCCCGTATATCTCAGCCACGTAAGCATATATTTTACGGGTGACTATTTGACAGGTCAAATCGCTCATTTCACCAATTCAAATTCGTAAACCACCACCCACGGGTTCCGATCCCACGTTCCACGGCCGGACACCTTGTCGATTAGTGTGGCGAAGGCCTTGCGGGGAGTGTCAAATTCAACGGCTGTTCCCTTTTTCTCGTCGGCATATCCATACGTGGTGGTATCTGTGGATTCGTACCACGATTCTAAAATACCCTCACGCATACACTCCTCGTCCGAAATATCCTGCAACCGCTCGCAGCGGATTCCGATGATGCGGATTTGGTGGGGCATCAAATCCGCTCGCACAAACATTTTATTTAGCCAGCCCGGTGTTCTATCCGCGCCATATACAGGGATGTCACATCTTGACGAAAACGCATTGTAATAACACTGCGCCACGGCCACGACCTCGCCGACTTTGTAGCGGCATTTGTCTTTGAAAAAGTCGCATTCACGGTAGTATTCCCGCGAAACACTTGTGCCACCACGCGCAATACCCCCTATTACCGAATTACAAAAGTCATCGTAATCCGTCCATATTTCCCACAACCTATCGCTAACCAGCCTCCTCGTCATGATCTTTCGCCCCTCGATGACCGCATCCGTCAGTCCGTAGCGGTCGTTAAACATTATCTTATTCATGGTTATTCAGTTTTAAGTAATTCCGGGTTGTCGTGGATATTACCTATTTTCGTAAATGAACAACACCAAATTTCCTCAGGTTCATTGTTCGCATCTACAAAACAGAACATCCGATCTCGATAGGCAATTACGCTACGCATATTAGTTTTTATGAGATTTTCCCATTCTACTATATCCCCCTCCCAAATATCCTTGCCGTTCTTGTCTTTCAGCCCCGTGTATTGACCGACGGTATTTGGCTCGACAGGATAGGCCGTATTCTCATCGTCCCAATCGAGGATATGCCATTCACCCCACATTTTGACCAAAAGACCGATTACCCATTCACCATTATCGAGGCGCTTGCCTCTGAATTTAATCTCTCTCATCTTCTCTTTTGTTTTAATTCCCTGACGCGGCGCAGGATGTAGCTTGTTCGTTCTGTACGAACCCATCTATTGACTTCCTCATGGTTCCACCCAACCAACAGTGCAAACCTACGGAGCGGCATGGCCGGGTATCTATCCCGAGCCTCCCGCCTAAGCCGTTTCAGTAGTTTTGTTTTCATATCATCTCGAATATTACATTTTCACCATCATCTCGAAACATCTTGCTGCAATGCACGTGAATACAACTTCTCTTGTGTCGCAGAGCGCAATTCACGCATCTGTCGCTACCCATGTCGGAGCGTCGAACGATGTAAAGACCTCTCCCTATGCTGAATATTGACCCTATCGTATAATATCTCCGTTTTATCTCTTTCATAGCTTCCCGTTAATGAATCTCACGCCAGCCGATAACTTCAGCGCCTGTTGAGTGTTCGATGAAGAAACCATCCAATTTGGGCGAATAGAAGTCGACCTCAATTTGCCCGTCCGAACATTTTACGAGAATATCTTTGTGCGGTTTGGGCGACACATATTTGGGGTCGTTCCACCGGGTCAGTTCCTCGCGCTTATGCTTAGCGCCTGAAATATAGGCATTCCGAACATCCTCTGCATCATATCCCTCTTGTCGTGCATGCTCCCGACAGTACGCATCTGCCATTTCATCAATCGTATTCACGCCTCGTTCAGTTTTTGAATGAAATCCCGCAATGCTATACAATTTTCCGATCCTATCCCACATTTACCTACTACCGTGCAACAACAGTCGTGACAATATGCCTTCGCTGCCTTCTGGCGCACTCTTTCCTCGGCCTCCTGCTCGGCAAGCTAGATAGCCCGTTTTGCCTCTATTAGCTTAATATCGCATTCTCCCGGACAATAGGGATACATCATCGCTATCGGTGTTACCACTTTCAACAAATATTGTTTTGCTTTTTCGCTTTTCATGGTTAGGATGTTTTAGTGTAACGCCCACGTCTTGTGCATTGCAGCGATCAGGTCTATATACCCTTTGTATTCCTCCATCTGCTCGGGACTATAGCCTTCGGCCTCGCCAATTTTTCGGAAATGCTTCTGCCACTCGGAAATGGTGTAGCGTTTGCATCCTATTTGAATAACATCCTCACCCCAATAGGATACTGTATGACGAGATGCGCTGATAAATAGCGATTTAGGAACATCGCACCCGTCGCCCAGTTCGCACCCGTCGCCCAGTTCGCACCTGTAGCCCAGTTTGCACCCGTCGCCCAGTTTGCACCCGTAGCCCAGTTTGCACCTGTAGCCCAGTTTGCACCCGTCGCCCAGTTTGCACCCGTCGCCCAGTTCGCACCTGTAGCCCAGTTTGCACCCGTCGCCCAGTTTGCACCCGTCGCCCAGTTCGCACCTGTCGCCCAGTTCGCACCCGTCGCCCAGTTCGCACCCGTAGCCCAGTTTGCACACGTAGCCCAGTTTGCACCTGTAGCCCAGTTTGCACCCGTAGCCCAGTTCGCACCCGTCGCCCAGTTCGCACCTGTAGCCCAGTTTGCACCCGTCGCCCAGTTTGCACCTGTCGCCCAGTTCGCACCTGTCGCCCAGTTTGATATTGCGCGCCTCAAATTCGGGGGATAATTCAGAAAGTTCATTGTACTGAAAGGGTGTCCAGCCTTTGTCTGAAACCCAGAGATAAAGTGTTTTCATGGTTGGTTATCTTTTGTGTTTTACTTTCCGATTTGGTATGCAGGAAATCCAGCCCCAGAACGGTATGCGCCGCTTCAAGTAGTCCGGATCATCCTCATGGTTGTACGCCTCGGTCTCGAAGCAGGTGTAGTAGTACGCGCCCGGATAAGGCGGGATAATCACTTCGATCAGCCACGAAATGCCGTAGCAAATCCATCCGGCGAAGAGAATGCCGACCACCGTAAGCACCCAGCCCCACCACGCGAACGAGTAGCTGATGGCGACGGGCAGGAGGATTGCCGCGGACAGCACGGCCAGTTCGATCTGCTGGGCGCAGTGGATTCCTTCGTGGCGGCGCGTAGTCTCGTCCATGCTCCACGCCATCGGCTTGCGGGTAAAAGCCCACAAAAGCCATGTTACCCAGCTGAACCCCTTGAACGGGATCAACTTGTTGTGAACTTCGATAGGTAGTTTCATTGCAAGTTCAGTTCATAACCGTTAGACAAAAGCCATTCGGTAGTATCCATAAGTACATCGACCAATTTTGTTCCCCGGTGGGAGATCAATTCTGCTCCGCTTTCAGTTTCATAGCTTACATACTATCCCTCGTAACATTTGGAGATATTGAGGTAAAATGTACCTTTTGCGTCAATGACCATGGGTAGTAATTCCTGCTAGTCGGCGACCGTGAAGGCAGGTGCGTACTGAGTAGGAAAATTTCTGCACATCCATCCAATGTACTCCTCGCATGCTATCTGTAACTTACGACGCCCGGTTTTTATCGACCTTGTGCGCCACACCATGCTGGCCTTCTGCGCGGGCACTCCCATCTCAATCAGCCGCTTCGACTGCTGGATGCTCGTTACTTGGTTTTCCATAGTTGATTGTTTTTTATTCGCATAATCCGTAATAACTCATACAGCTGTCTTTCCCACCCGAAAAGGTGACTATGACTTTCATTTTATCGTTCGTTAAAGGTTAATTTTTCGCTTTTTTCTCTACCGAAATTAGACGTCCGGAGGCGTCGTAAACTCTCTTTTCCGTGTCGTTCTCTACCACGGTGTAAAGCAGAACGCCGTTTTTGTCCTTGACAATGTACCCGCTGGCCGTCTTGATTTTGACGTATACCACTTCCCCCTTGGAATCCTTTATCACCGTTTGATTTTGGCCATACGCGGGGGTCACAGCCATCAATGCGATGCAGATGATAACGAAAATGATTGCTGCCAAATAGGCGATGGTTGCTTTTGTCTCCTGTTTCATTTTTGTGATTTTTTTTGTTTGCTCCATGATTCCAGAATCTTCTTTTTTTGCTCCGGCGACATAGCCGCGAGCTGGGAATCCCTCACCTTTGCCTCGGCGTCTGCTGTCCGGCCGCATTCTGCGCACCGCTCGTCGAAGTATTCCGCGAACCACTGGTAGACTATCTGCCCGTCGAGACGCCCGTATAATGCGCCGTATTGTCCTTTTTTGGCCCGCGTCATCACAAGTCGTACGTCTGCCAGGTTTAGCGCGTAGAAATCCTCCAGGATCATGGAACACGTCTCGATGATTTGAAACCTGTTCATCTTGGCGGATATGTTGAGAAACGATTGCAGATCGTCGATCCATAGCGCCATGCAGGATATAACGAGCTCGTCTCCGTGGATTCGCCGAAGCCCCGACAGGGATTCCATTCCCGACTGAGCGCATTTTATCGGCGTGGACATGGCCCTACATGTCCTCATCCCCTCTCCCGGATAGAGTAGTGCCGAATGCGATGTGTTCGAACATGGCGCGTTCTTCGTCGGTAAGGCCTCCGGTGCCGCGATTATTTCCTGCTTTTGTTTCATAAACCCTATTCTGTTTTTGTGATATTGCGAATTCGAAAATACGTTTCCAGTCTATCGTCTTGCTTCGGCCTTTTTTCTTGTGCAGCCATCCGGCCTCCGTGGCCCAAAACTCCTTGCAGGCCTTTTCGAGTGTCAGTCTAATGTCGACGCCCGGGTTGAAACGCTTTCGCTCGTCCATCCAATCCCTGTCGTTCGTCCATCGCTTCCATGCATCCCGGCAATCTTGCAGGTATACGTCGAAGCTGTCGCGCCATGTAACCTCATTCGGGGTTTCTGGCTTTTTTCTCGCGCGTGCGCGCTTATAGTCTCTACCAGGATTATTAATACTCTCTGTTACTATCTCTGCTTCTTCGAGTACGTCAGTACGAGAAGTAATCTCTATGTCTTTATTCTCTACAATATCTCTTATCTGTTGTTGCTGACTGTGTTGCTTCTTTGTTGCTGACTGTGTTGCTGACTGTGTTGCTTCTTTGTTCTCCTCTTTGTTATCGTAAAAATTTAAACCGACGTAATCATCAAAGTTACAGATAGTTATTATGGTGTACGTCTTTGTTGCTATCTTTGTTACTTCTTTGTTGCTGACTATGTTGTTAAGTGTGTCGCGTGTTTGTTGAGTACTTTGTTGCACCCCTTCGCTCAACTTAGATAGACTTGTTACTACTTGCCCGCGTTTAATCGTGATTCCGTTCCACTCCGATTCCGTGATGTTCGCGTTCATAACCAGCCACTGAAGCATAGCGTGTTCCCGGCAAGCCTTAATGCTTGTTTCTCGGTACCATTTGGTTGGTATTTTCATCCATCCGTTTTGTATGTCCTTTAGCTTCATTCATTAAAAGGGGATAAAAAAACCGCTCGTTCGATACCGGGGGGCAGCCCGGTATCTACTAAAGCGGTAAGTTGCATTTTGCCCCTGCCCGAGCATTCACACCGCAAATATAAACAAATTTTTCCATTCTCCAAAAAAAAATCAGAACGGAGTGTCCGTCATTGCCTGCCTCATGATCTCCTCCATGTATGCTTTCCTCTTCGCTGCGCGGCTGCGTCTGTTTGCCGCCGCCCGCTGTCTTTTGGCTACACTCAGCGGGTTGGCCATGTTCTCCTTCATGTCCCGGCACCACCTCAGATTCGAGGCATTGTTGTTCTCGACGTTCGTATCAAGGTGATCCACGATTTTGTCCCCCCCCCTTTTTGGGATAAAAGCTTCAGCTACAAGGCGGTGAACAAAGTAGTTGTACCTCCCTAAACGGTTGAATAACCGCACCCTTACGTACCCGTCGGCATTGTAATCCACCTTCAACACATGGGGGTCTCCGCGCCGCGTAGACACCACCGTTCCGTCCTCTCCGATCCAATATCCCGGGAACTCGTCGATGGGCTTAAACTTCACCCCCCCCTGTACTCCGGGAATCGTATGAAATATGCATTCATTCATGTTGCCTATTTTTGGCGCCTTAGGGCGCATTTTACAATCTCTTCGAGGGTTGCATCCGGATCGGCATTCAAAGCCTCTAAAACGGCCTGTTTTGCCCTTTCTTTAGGGAAGCCCAAAGTGTTGAGAGCTCGTATCGCGTCCGCCTGCAATTCCTCGTTTATTTCCGGCGCTTCCGCTTCTGTCGGATCCGAATCCTCAGCCTCGGATTCGCCCCCGGCCTGCGGAGGCAGGCCGAGCGCATATCCTATAAAGTTCGACAACATCAGTAGCGGGAACAGGACAAGGCCAACGAGCCATTCCATCGCCGTGTTCATATCATCGTTCATGAGTTTTTACGTCTTGCCGGGGCATAGGAGGATAGACTGTCGTATCTATGAAGTCCACGCCCCCGAATTTCACTGTTTTCACTCGCCCGCTGGCAATGCGCATCTGCACACCCCGATAGGTGATTCCGCACCTGCGGGCGTATTCGGCTATTGTAACTACTGTCTCTTTCTGCTTCGGCTTCATCTTTTTCTGTTATTTTTCGGGTTCGTCAGTCACATCCACGGCCTCCTGCTCTTCGACGGCCGCAATATTGTCGTCCACTCCGTCGACATACTCGGGGGTCGCCTGCGACATATCCATCGAGGAGGGGGTTGCCATGTCGTATTTTAGCGCTGTGATAAGCTTCGAGTTGGCCATTACATCCATGCTACCCCATTTCATCAAGATGCGTTTGATGACCGTCTTTTCATACATGGCAGGCTTGTTTTTCTGCCACAAACCATTTTTGTTGTAGTAGCTTTTGCTGTACTTCTTGCCGTGCTCCTCCAGCTCTTCGACCGTCATGTACAGGTAGTGATCGCCGCCGTTTATGTAGCGAAGATAGGCTACATATCCGAGCAGTTTTGTGCGTTCGTGCGGCTCCTGGTTATACTCCATATCGCCCGTAAAAGGGTCGTGGTACTTTATGTCCCCCTCATACACCGGAGCGGCCATCAACCGCTGGATCATCCCGGTATTGTTGGCAAGTTGCACCAGCCCGTTTTTCATCGGCATGAACACCGCCTTCTTGGTGACTACCTGCTGCCCGTTCTTGTACGTAGTCTCAGTGAAGGGAACGATGGCGGCCTGCCCGAATGCCGGATCGAGGGAAAGCCCCGTTGTTGCACAGGCCATGCACGAGCGCATGATGGATTTGGGCGTGCACTCCCGCAGCATTTTGTTCTCGGGAGCCACCAGCAGGTTGCGTACGGCCTGCGTGAATATCGGAGCCCTGTCGCCGAGCACCGCATGCAGGCGCGCCTGCACCTCCCCTTTTTTGTCCTCCAGCAGGGCGATCATCTCCTGCAAATTCGGGGTGGCGGTCTTGGCTACCATCCCCTCGCGCATTGCGCGTTCGTTCTTGTCTGTTATGGTTGTCATATTCCTAAAAAAAGCTCTAAGGTTGATGTTTTGAAATCGTTTAGTACCTCGTCACCCTCCGCGTCGAACGTGTGGAACTCCCACCATATCCACACCAGTTTTTCCATCCGCGTTTCCTTTTCTCCCGATCCCAGTGTATCGGTGTGCCAATACACCATAACGGAGGGGGTGAAACGCCAGCCTTCGCCCGAGATGCTGTCGGAGAAGTATGTATTCCCGTTGATGGCGTCCGTGAGGCGGCTTGCTACCTCCTCGTATTCCCGTGCTGTTATTTCTCGCTTCGTCTTCATGTTATTTGAATAATAATTGCCGCGTCGTACTCTCCTTTACATACTTGGCGTATATGTCCGGATTGTCCGCCTTTAATGCCTTCGAATCCAGCCTGCGGCTTGTTACAGTCTTGAATGTAGCCAGCGGTCGCCCGTCGTAGGTTATGGTGTCGTACTGCATGAAATACGCCTTAACCCGCTCTTCTGCCTTGGTGATCTCCGCCTGCATGGCGGCTACCTTCGACCGCTGCGCCTGCACCCACGCGATAATATCCCGTATCTCCGCATCTGCTTCCCGCGGGGCGGCTTCCGACACAGGCCATGCCAGTATAACGTCCCGGCCTGTCTCCACCGGGGGTATTTCGTCGCCCAAAATGTACCTTTCGAACCAATCCCGGCAGTACTCCACGATATAGGCGAATTTGGATCGGTCGAAATCGAATAGCGCATACACGAGCCGCTTGCCTCCCTCCTCCGCGGCTATGTACGCCGCATCGCGCTCCATGATCCCCATTTGGTACATGATCTGCGTGTACCACAGCATCGGCACCGTCTCGGGCGTCAGTTCCGGCAGGTGCATTTTCGTGTCCTTGCACTCCAGGATATACCGGGTACTCCTGCCCGCGGCGAAAACCTCCCTGTCGGGCGCTGCCTGCATGTAGGGCGGGTATTTGTCATTGCGGTACACCTCGATCTGCTCGGATCGTTTGACGATCTTTTCCCCGGTCACCTGCTCGAACATGCGGGCAATCGCGTCCTCCTTGAAGCGCCCGCGGATCATACTGTCGTTATCCTCTTCGGCCGCGGTCTCCAAGGTCTCCATTTTCTTTACGCGCCAGTACTGGTACGGCGTCATATAGGGATTAAGCCCCATAATCGTCCCAACGTCGGAACTCCCGATAACGGGGGTGTCGTTGCGCGCATGTAACCACTCTTGTCGTGTTTTATAGGTCGTTCGTGTTATCATCTTGTATGCTCATATTTAGCAATTGGTTAATTTTATCCTCCCATCTTCCCCTTATTATCCCGCGCCTGTTGAACCGAAGGGCATGGAATTTCAGGCCAAGGGGGTACAAGTCCAGTATTTGACGGCGGACACCCGAATAGATCAGCGCGCGTTTGGGTTTCAGTTCTCCCGGCTCCCACACACTCCCCCATGATTTTAAGCGCTGGTAAACCCGAATGCAATAGGGAGTTATGTTTCGCCAGCATATTACGCTGTCGTGTTGATCGGCATACCGTCTGAGTATTTGTACAAACTCGTCATTCCTTCGTTTTTGCAACTGCTGCTTCATCTCCCGCTCCGTCATCATGAGTACCGCATTCTTTTTCGTTTAACGCGAGGTAGTCGTCCAGTTCCTTCCTCCAGTCGCCTACCAGTTGATGCGCTTGCGACATATCCCCCTCCTCTATCGCCGCGTCGATCTCGTCGAGGAAGTCGATCTCCTTTCTTAGGCGTTCGTGCCCCTCCTTGCCGTAGTAGTTTGCGGAAATCAGTTTGAACCCGTCCGGGGTGGCCTTTGTCCCGTGCTTCAACTCCATGCAGAAGGTAGTCCCTTCATGCTTATAATATCGAGCCGTGAAATGTATGCCGGAACGAATTGCCGATGAAGTCTGCGTGTAACCCGGCCCCGATCCCTTAAACCCGGGGCACACTTGGGCCATCGCTTCGTTGTATACCCTATAATTGGCTATCGCCAATTGCCGCGCCTGCTCATATCTTTCGGCGCGTCTTTGGTTGAACGCCCGCCAGGCTTCCACGTCCTCCGCCGTGGAATCCTTGGTAATACATGCGGGTTCATCGTTGCAGACGTCCGAATAGCCATCGCATTCGGGATACACGGGCAGCATCTTCAGTAGTTTGAATTCCGCTACCTTCCACCATCTCGCGCATGGATGTAACAACATATAGTCCTCCCCGTCCTTGATCCCTATTTCTACCGACGAGACGACGGGTGATCCGTCGGCGATCCCGTAGAGTGTGCACGGCGTGGCGCCCGATTTCTTCAGCACCTCCGCTGCTTCCGCTTCGATAGTGTCGCGCTTTTCTTTCAGTTCGGCGCTCAGTACATAATCCTGACCTTCTTTGGTCGCTTCGACCCATTTCATTGTTTTTTGGTTTTTAAATATTCGACAAATTCGGCGTCGTGCCGTCTCTCTTCGATGCGGTTGTATTCCCTCCACCGCTCCAAATCTTCGGGGCTTGAATCCTTTGTGATAGGCTGCGGCATAATCTTTTCCCTCTCTTCGTATGGCATCAAACTAAATCCGGGGAAGGGTCGCAGGGGTTTGTGCAACGAAATTTTATCGTTGTCCCCGTCGGTTGGGTATATAAACATATAATCCTTGCCGTCTTTGATGCCAAAACAAAGGGCCGTTATCCTTTTGCATCCTGTTTCATCCGTGAAAAGCGAATACACGGCCGACGGCTTGGCTCCTGTTTTTTGCAATATCTTTGCAAGGTGTGACAATACGGTTTCCTCCATCAATTTGTATTCCGGCGGAATGCCGTATTTTTTGGCTTGTTTAGGGGTCAGCCATTTGTATTTACCCTCTACTCCTTCTTTGTAAAGCGTTGCCATATTATTAGGTTTTAGTATAAACTATTGTCGGGGTGAAAAGCCTGCGTGTGTCGTCGGGAATATAAATCCCGTTTTCGATGTTGTTTTTCATGGCGTATACTGTGTGTTAAAATGCGTTGTTCTGAAGGTGCAGGAGGACGACCGCCGCAAAGGCGGCCATTCCTGCCAGCACTACCGCCCACAGGGCGAGTAGCTGCCTTACTCGATTTTTATCCATATCCGCAAATCCTGTTCCTTTATTTGGATGGTTATCACGCCTTCCCTGAGGGCCGTACTTACGCCGAGGCATCGGCGTACTGCGATCTCTTCGATAGCCTTCAAGGCCCCGTAGCTATACTTCACGTACGCCCCGATCTCCTGCGTCTCGCGGAAAATATGTATCGCGCTTATCGTGTCCTGGGGCATCTCCTGGGTAAAGGCGTACGCCCTTTCTGCCAGTTCGTTCATTGTTTTCATAATTAATTGATTTTTAATTTGATATAATTGTTATGTCCGCTGTCATTCGTGGGCTTATGCCTTGTATACTGTCAGCGCCGCACCCCGAAGCAGTCGCCATGCCTGATTTAGTGCCCGCCCTTGTACCTGAATCCATGTTTCGATCCGGGTCGGCGGCATAATCATTCCCGATCGGCTCGTTTTACGCTTCATCTCCGAGGGACTACACAAGCGTTTGGCTATGTCCGCGCTGCACACGAGCGAGCAACCTCCCTCGCTGTATGCCATCCAGTTCTCAGCACCCAGCAGCAAAGTAGTTTCGATAAATCGCGGCGTATAACCCCCTGTTTCCTTCGCGTAATCCAGCATTTGGAGTAGTCGCCGAGGATGTCCAGCGCATACAGTTTTACACCATTGTCCCAAGCGGAACGGAACCGGGTATTCTCGATCTCTTCCCTGATGCGGGCTACTTGGGTGTCGGTAAGGGCAACGCCCGAGGTAGTGAAATTAACGTGTGTCATGACTTTCGGGGTTTTTTGTGTTTATAAACTGCATTCGTGTATTTCCATCCCGCCGAGTGCTGAAACTTCGACGAGGTATCCGCTCTCCGTCCTGTGTACCGATTCTACCTGCAGCGTGCTTCGGAACAGGATCCAGCAGGAAAAGGCAGTGAGCACCACCAGCGCGGCGGCCTTTATGGTATTGTTAGTGCTTTTCATGGTTCGAGTATATTATATTAAGTATGAATAATGCCCAATCTATCGAGCGGCGCGCCTCTTCTTCACTGATATAGTAGCAATTAAATTCGTCATAAAGGTTACCATTTTTTGCCCTTTCCCGAATTGTATTTCGTTCTTCTTCGCTGTTGCATAGTATTTCAACGGGTCGCGGCTCGTGGTAGTCTGAGAGCCGCACGCCGTATACCTGAACGGCATACAATGTAAGTTTATAATTCTGATTCATTATTTCCGGGGTTATTATGCTATATAATCGTGCGCGTATCCTATCAGCCTCCAGTTAGACCCATCGAACCAAATGCGGCGGTAAATTGTAGCAAGTTTCACGGGGTGCACCTCGTAGGCGCAATATATTGCCCATAATTCACGGGCGGCCTCTTTTCTTGTTTTCATGGCTTTCGGGGGTTAGCAAATACAAGACATCAACAAACGGAAAGCCTGATAATATGCACGTACTTGTACATCCATCCAGATCTCACAATGGTTCGGATCGAGGCGCCCGCCGTCTTTTTTCTTGAGCATTGACGGTGTGCAAAGGGCCTTAGCTATATCCGTGTTGTAGATCAGCGCGCCTCCGTCATAACAATAGGCTCTCCAGTCGGCCGCACCGTTCAATAATGTTTTTTCGGTGAGTTCCGGAATTGGTCGGCCGTTGTTATCGCAATACTCGCAAATGTCTATGTAGCTTCTCAGCAGATTGAGCGCAAAACCTTTCACGCCTCGACCCCAGCACGACCGCGTTTTAACGGCTTCCAGACGTGCCCGGATTTCATTTACTTCGTTCTTCCAGTTGGTGGAGTTGTTCGTTTGACTCTTTTTCATGGCTTCAAATGTTTGTCTTATTAACTTCGAAGGGTGTGATACCTGATCCTCCCTTTCTCTATTACAAAGATAGTATAAGATTTTATACCACGCAAGCATTTCACAAACTTTCTTCATCGTTTGTTCTTATGAAAAACAAACACACCATAAGTTTTTACCATCCGAAAGCCTGCCAGGCTGAGACCACCGCAACCCGCTTCACCCCGACCCAACGATCACGCACGCACACGCACACGCACACACAACGGGTTCCGAGTACATTCACAAAAACTCGGGAGGTTGCTATGAGTACCCCCCCCTTATATATTACTTCTTATCACTCATATATATGATGAACGTGTATAGTCGCAGGGAGGGGTATTTTGGGGGTGTTCGGAGTGTGTGGTGAAATAGGATAGTTTTGGCCTGTTTGGCCGGGAGAGGAGGGGGAGGGGCGGATGCTGGAGGAAGGAGGGAAGAGGAGGCAGGACGGGGGAGGGCGCCGGGGATCGGGAAGGGTTGGAGGGGAGGCGAAGGAGTGGGAGCAAAGGAGGAAGCGAGAGGGCGGGGCGGGAAGTGGAGGCCGGGCGAAGGGGGAAGGCGTGCAGCCTGAGCGAGCGGAACAACGTGGAGCGAGCGAAGGAAGGAGACAGCCGCCGGGAAGGGGTGCGGGTCTTTGGTCAACAGCCGCCCGGGGCCTGGAGCCTTTCTAACACTCGAGATATTCGCGGGCTGGGTTTCTTGTGGCTTGGGGGGGGGTGGTACGGGTCTTTGGATTTTCGGGGGTATGTTTTGTGCGGGTTTTCGGTTATTCAGTGGGGCTGGGATTTGGACGGTAAAGATATTATTACTATATTTGCACAACAATCTTAAACAATCTGATTATGGGTGTAAATAAATCAATCACCATCGAGGGGGCTACTTTCCGGTTCGAGGTGAAGTCGAAGGACGGGGTTATGCACGTTTCTCTCTCTTCGGACGCGGGTGAAGAGGCTCGTGCTATCATGTCGGTCGAGGACAGCAAAGAGGTAGTGGACGCGATAGATACGGTTCGCGGGTGGGTGAAGCCGATGCAAGGCAGGCCCTATACGGAACAGGAACTTAAATTCTGAGGTTATGAATGAAGCGTTCAAATGCTACCTACTCGCTTATGTTCGGAGTGTATTCGGAGATCGTTATGAAGCAGGTGTCGGGCTTCTGCTCGATTCGGGGCTTCTGAACGAGACGGCGGCGCAGTGTGCCGTGATATGCTGCTATGTGGACATCTGGTGCATGACGCATTCGAGGAAGCGGCAGGAGGCGTTCGCGGAGGCGGCCGAGACGTTCGGCATTGCCGTATACACGGTACGGCACTACTACTACGACCTGAAAAAAAGGTACGATATCTTCAACAAAAACAACAATGATTATGAAAAAACTGCTTCGTATCTGCCGGAACAAGAAGGTCGGGACAAAAACGACGGCCGAGATTAAATCGTGGCTGGAGACGCACGGGATCGACCGATCTACGGCCGCGCACATTTCGGGGTTCCTGAAAGCGCACGACATCGACCTCGGTGCTATCCGCCTATGCTCCTACGGCCTCACCTACTCCTTCGACGAGTTCCTGGAGTGGTTCAAAAACGACGATTCCTCGCTCGTCCCCGTCGAAAACAAGTTCGCGATATTCTGGAACTCCTCGCACGCCGAGGCCGTCATCGCCGTATTCACGAAATACACGGACGGCATGTGGCTATCTTCCGACGGCATGAGTTACGACAACTGCTGCCGCTTCGTGTCTATGGCGCAGTATCGCATGATCCTCAACGTCCCCGACGACATGGACATCCCCCTGCCGCTCGGGTTCCTGGACGAGATTCGAACGAAAGTAACCGAAACCCCCGCCGAAGATGAAAAGTAGAACCTATTCCGTTGCTACGGGATCCGAAACCGTCATAACTCGTCGGCCGGAAGGCATGACGCAGGAAGAATACCGCGCCCTGCGGCGCGAGGCCGACCGAAAACTCAAACTCAGACTGCGCTACGGAACGATCATCTACGTGGCCTCCGAGCTGTTCTCCGAGAACGGCATCGACATGATCCGGCGCTTCAAGCCCTATCGGCGCCCCTCCAAATCGGCCGCCGTGAAGCTCGAATCTATGCGCAAGGAAAAAAATATGCGCGCCCGCTTGGAATTGAAAAACTAATTCCCTATATTTGTTCCCGGAATGTTTCTGTGGTATTCCTGAAAACACCCAATTCTCTGGCTTATTTTTTCCTCCGTCCCCGATCCAGGGGCGGAGGTTTTTGATTAATTTTTTCCATAATTCACGCCCTTCGTGGTAAATTCTTATATTTGGGCGTAAAAACCGAGCTCCATGGACGACAGGAAATCCGCAACAGACTTTTTAAAGAACGCGACAGCAGCGCCGCAGACGCCGGATGCAACGTCCGCGGAGTGGGAGTGGCCTATATCGGATCAGGTGGAGAAGCAACTGAAAATGATGGGCGTCTACGACATAATGCGCGAGCAGATATACACAATCAGCACCTCCGCATCGAAGGCGAAGATTGATATCGCCAAGTCGAAGATCGACGGCCTCACCAAGTCCATGAATCTAATAAAGGCCACCATGTCCGTACTGGAATCCTCCGGATCGGACGTGGACGAAAACCGTATATCGGAGATCGACATACGCATGCACCTCGATGAAGATGATGACAGCCAAGAGTAGAAAGGCCGGATGCCTCGACATGAACATACACCTCACGCGCAAGCAGAGGATCATGTGGAACCGCCTCAACGACGGCCAGTGGAAGGAAGTGCTCTTCTACGGCGCCTCGCGCTCGGGAAAGACTTTCGTCATTCTATACTGGCTTATCGTGCAGTGCGTGGCGCACAAAGCCAACTGCCTCGTGCTCCGCAACCTCTTCACGTCGCTGCAAACCGGAATGCTCCAGCAGACCCTACCCGCGGTGCTCAACGCGATAGCCAAGCTTAACGGCTACGCCAAGTGGCAGGAGATAACCATGAAGGACGGGACACCGTTCGCAAAGTATAACGGCAAGGACAACTACCTCATGTTCTACAACGGCGCCTACATAAAATTCGGCTCCATACGAGGGTCGGCCAACGACGAGAGCCAGTTCGATAAGATTCTGTCGTCGGAATGGGGCCATATCTTCATCGACGAGGTGTCGGAGGTAGAGGAGAGGGCGGTAGACACCCTCCGCTCGCGACTGGCGCAGAAACTACCTGTGCGAAACAAGCTCCTGTTCGCCCTCAACCCCACGCGAAAAACCGGATGGACGTACGTCAGGTTTTTCAAGCACGAGACCCGCGAGGGACTGGCGATCCCCCAGGAGCAGACTTCGAAGTTCCTGGTCGTGAAGTTCTCGCTCAACGACAACATGGAGAATGTCGCCGACGACTACCGCGAGACCCTGGAGGCCATGTCCACGCTCATGCGCAAGCGCTTCCTGGAGGGCGACTACTTCGACGAGAGCGAGGGGGAGATTTTCAAAAAAATATGCTGGAGCGACGTGAACCCCGACCTGCGCTTCCCGACGCCCGAGGAGTGGATAGACCTAATCATCTACACCGACCCGTCGGCCAAGGACAGCCGCAAGAGCGACTTCAAGGCGTCGCTGCTCATGGGCAAAGCCCGCGGCCGAATATGGCTCATCGACGTGCTGGCCGTGCAGGGCACCTCCCTGGAGATGATGAAAAACATTCGGGAGTTGTACCTAGAAAGCCCCAACCGCCTCATAACGCGCATCGTGATGGAAAAGAAGCAGCTGCCCCTGGACTTCAAGACCACATTCGACCAGTTCCAGGCGGACACGGGGTGGATATGCCCCCTGGAATGGGACACCCGAAACATGGGCGACAAGTTTACGGTCATCGAATCCATCCTCGATCCCCTCTTCACGTCCGACAGGTTCGTATTCAACGCTAAGCTCAAAGATACCAACCGCGGCGAGGAGGCCGTGAATCAGTTCCTTTTCTTTTCGCGCAAGGTCGATCCCAACCGCAAGGACGACATCCCCGATGCGGCAGCCAAGGGCGTATCGCTCATGAACCGCGCGGGCGGAACCGCGGGCTCCGCGTACAGAAGCTCCGGTATCATAGTAAAAAAACCAAAACGTTTCATATCATGACCGAGAATGTGAAAATTTATACCATCGAGGAACTCGAAGCCCTGGGTTGGGAATTTACCACGCTGAACAATATATACAATCCCCAGTACGATCAGAGTTTCCTAGAGCTGATGTACTCGGAAGATATCCCCGCGGACTTGCCGTCCCCGGCATCGCTTCAGGCGTTCGAGCCCTACTTCAACGGCCCTAAGACGATCCCGTCGCTGGACTACAACAGATTTACACCAATACAGATCTTGTGCGACGTGGAGAAAGATCCCGACGTCTCCACCGTGGCTATACCCGACAAATGGGTCATAAACCTGAAGGGAGGGTCATTCGCGATTACAGGACTTAGGGCCAACGAAGCCCTTACGCTCAAATTCACCCTCTCATGTTACATAAAGGGAGACACTCCGCTCCCGATCCAAATAGCGTGGAGAAGAGACGCTTCTTCTATCTGGAGTGTCGCATACGACACCTATGCATACAAGTGGCCTGTGTCGGGCACTAACCCCCCGGGTATCGAATGCAATATTCTTTTGAACGGATTAAAACCCGGCAATGTATTCCAGATAGGCATAATCAGGGACAACAAAATGGCCGCCGACAAAAACCTGTACATCTATGGGTTCAATCTTGACGGAGCGACTATCATGCGTTCGTACACTACGGCCAAGAAGGAGTTCACAGACCCCAAGACCGGGGAGGTTCGAAGCTATGCCAACTCCCCTGTCTTGTGCACCTCGCCCGCGGATTCGCTCCAGTCGGCCGCAGAGTACGCCTCATGCATAGAATACGGGGAGCAGGTTATCGTGGCCGGGGAACCCGGCAAAATGTACTTCCCCGAGGAGGAGCTCTACCAGTGGATTTCACCCCAGCAGCTCGATCAGTTCAAGAAAATGTACCCCGACTGCGTGGAGATTTCCTACAACAGCGCCCTGGGGTACGTGTACAGTCAAATCGGGGAGCTGTACGACATAGCCTCGATACTGGCCGGAGACACCAACGACGGCACGGCGAAGATCATGCGGTGGATATTAACCGTCCTTACGGCCTACAACATCACGAGCCCCTCGGCCCGGCACTCCGAGACCCTTCGCGACAACTACGAGATGGTCGTAAAGAAGGTCACGGAGATGAAAAACGGGGCTACGACGCTGCATGACGCCCCGATAAAGGATACCCCGAATGCATGGGGTACGGTAGTAAACGGATCGAAAAACAAAATGCGCGGATAAATGGCACAATTTCACACCCCGAGGCAGCAGCCTTACAACCCCTTCCGCCCTATTGGGGCGCCGAATGTAAAGTCGAGGTACATTCCCAACCAGTACTTCGTCGAGTTCACTCCGAGCTGGTGGCGAAATGCCATCGACAACGCGGTGAACTACTCCGACCTTACGATGGTGGACACCCTGTATTCGTGGTGCATTCAGTCATCGCCGTTCCTGGTGAGCCAGATGAACAAGCGCCTGAACCCCATCGAGAATGCCGTGTTCGCGTTCTACCGCGACGGCGAGATCGACGAGAACCTCACAGAGATGATAACCCGCACCCGGTGGTTCAATAAGATGAAGCGCGAATTCGTGCTCTCGAAATTCTACGGCGTGCGTATTGTCGGCATCGACGTCGAGAAAGACACCATCACCAGCTACCCGCTGCGAAACATAGACATGGTGAACAGGGCGATCCGGTCGCAGACCTACGCCATAGAATCCGTGGCCAACGTCGACGACTACGACAATATGTTCTACATGCAGCCCGACACCGACCAGGACTTCAAGATGGGAATGATGCAGCAGATTTCCCGCGCCATGATCGGCATTGTGGAGGCGTACAACAACTGGTCGGTGACGAGCGCTACATACTCATATCCCCGCACCACCGTGGGCTTCATCGACGGAAACGCGCAGGCGCAAGCGCTGGCCGAGAATATCGCCAACAACCTCGACCCGCTCGACACCCCCGTGCTGCCCTTCAAGCAGAACCTCGACAACAAGGAGAACGTCTACCAAGTAGAGGTCAAGCCCCTCCAAACCCAAATGTACCCCGATGCCTTCCGGGTGTTCAAGGAGTACATAGACAGCTACCGCGCGGAGATCATGCAGGAGGTGACGGGAGGTACTCTGCTCGGCGCCACGGAGAAAAATACCAACTCCGAGCAGCTCGCGCAGATACACATGTCGCTCTACGAGGCTCTGTGCAACGCCGACAAGCGCGACTTTGCGAACTTTTTCAACTACGAAGGTGCCATCCAGAAGATCGGCCGCCTGCTCGGCATAGATATGTCGGGCGTAAAGCTCATGGAGGTGCCCGACACCACCATCAGCGTGGATAAGTTCGAGCGTATAGGCCGCGTGCTGGCTTCGCAGGGCATGGCGTACAGCCCCGAGGTCATGCGTAAGGTAGGCATGGAGCCCTCCGACATAAATACGTCCGTGCGCAACAACAACTGGACGGAGGTTAAATTGCAGGCCAAATCCATCATGGCGAAAATAAAGTCGGCACTCACGCCCTCCAAGAAAACAAACGACAATGGAGACGATAGCAGACCTGAGGAGGAAAATTAATACCGCCATCTACAACATCAAGACCCAAATTCCGGCCAAGGTGGCCGAAAGCATGGATAGGGAAACGCGCCTCAACTTCGAGCGCGAGGAGTATGGCAACGACGGCACGCCCCGGAAGTGGGCCGACAGGTGGGGCAAGAATTTTAAGACGAAAAAATTCGAGAACGTCGAGGCATACCTCCGTTACCCCAAGCTCCGACACACGGGCCGTCTGGCGAGGAGCATAGCGCCGTTCTACGGCCAGGGGTTCGCCGGGCTGCGGGCCGCGGCGCCCTATGCGGAACTTCAAAACACGGGGAAAGGCGCCCGTACCGGAGGCAACCCTTTCCGCACGCTACCATCGTCCTCGACGCCCGTGAGGCTAGGCACCAATCCCGCCGCCCGACCCTTTATGGGCGTTGGTCAAAGAACCGAGCTCAACACGCTTCGGCTATACTCCCGAGAGATCGCAAAGCTGGTGTAGAAAAAATTTTATTTGCGAAATATTTTCCTTTGCACTACATTCGTAACGTCCTATACTGGAATTATGATCGGTGAAATTTGCAAAGCAATAGTTACGGCACTGCGGGCTTCCGAGCTCGTGGACGAAAATAATGTCAGTATAGTTCTCGCAAACGACAACGGAGAGGGGACGGTGAACACCGACCTCCCGGCCATAGCCGTAAGCGTGAAGGGAACCGAGCGTGACACCGGGGAGTTCATCGGAGGCATGATCTACAATCAGTACATCGTGCAGTTGTCGGTGATAACTCCGTTCGAAAACCAGGCCGCGTCGCCAGACGATGGCCATCAGTACGATCAGATGAACCTGGCATACAAGGTCATGCTCTATATGGCCGCGTGTTCGCGGGGGGTGATAAAGAATTCTGCGGGCGAATGGGTGCCGCTGGACTTTTTTACCGAGCTGAGGCAGAAATACGGCTTTACGCTCCTTTACAAGGAAACCGAGACCTATCAAACGCTGGCTATGAAGCGCGAGATGGCAGAGCTCCCCGTGCATAACACGCGGCTCATATACGTGGCCAACTTCATCGACAACAGCACCTGTGAACAGGATTCGTTCCTGTGTGATGCGATAGAGATGAAGTGCCTGTGCGATACCGTCAGAAACACTAATTCATAAACCGGACATGACAAAAGCGACATATCAAATACTCTCGAACGAGGCGCTCAACAGCAAGGGTTTCGTGGTGCTCAACTCCACTATCGACTGGAGCAGGTACCTCAAAAACCCTATCCTGCTGCGCAACAAAGATACGGGAGAACATTTCGGCCAGCCCATCGGGCGCGTCGAAGATATTCATTTGGAAAAAGGCAGGTGGATCGGAAAGCTGGTGTTTGGCTCCTCCGAACTCGCACAGGCCGCAAAAAGAGATTACGAAGCCGGAATACTCAACGGAGTGTCTATATTCGGTAGGGCGCGGATCGTCGAGCGCAATGGCAGGAAATACACTACATTTTTCGAGGTGTGGGAGATTTCCCTTGTCAACATACCGTCCAATCCCGATGCAGTGGCGATACGGGGAGAGGATAACGTTGGGTTGTCGGCAGTATCATTCGTGCCGGACAGCATAGAGATCGAACAGATCGAGAGCCTGTCGGCATACCAAACAGACATCATAAACCAATTTGAGAACAAGATGAAAAACGAGGAAGAGAAAAAAGTCCCCGAAACCGGGACGGAGCAGGCTTTCGACGACCGCGTGTCGCTGAGCGCCATGTCTAAATTCCTGGAACTTATCGGACTGGCATCCCGAAAGAGGCTTCGCCGTGCGGATGAAATAGACCGCGACGCCAACCAGGACGACGCGGATGCCGGGCAGGATCAGCGTGATGCCCGCGAGGATCGCCGCGCTGCGCGCTATGAACGCGAAAAGGGCGATGATGCCGAAGCAAAACGGCGCGAAAAGGACGCCGAGCGCGACGACAAGATGGCCGAAAAGGACAAGAAGGAGGCCGACAAAGACCGCCGCGAAGCCCGCGAAGAGAGAGCGAGCGCCCTGGCCGCAGAGGCCGTTACCGAAGCCCTTGCCGCAGCCACAGACGCGGCCATAGCCGACGCCAAGGAAACCAAAGCCGAGGCAGCCAAACCCACGGCGCTCTCCGCTGCGGAGGATGCGCGAGTATTCAACGACAAAACAATCACAAAAACCAAAACAATGGTAAAACCCTTTTTCAAGTACATCGACGACCCTGAAAATATGCCGAAGATTCAGGCAATCATGGGTCTGTCCGCCTCCTCGGGCACTGCCGACGGCGTTGCCGAGGTGAGCTTGTCGGCCGCACAGGACGCCGACGTTCGAGAATCAATTCAGGAGTTGTCCGCATCCATGCTCTGCGACCCCTATTTCATGGCCACCGTGCAGAACATGACCTTCCAGGTCAACGACGGACGCCGTGAGAGTGTCGTCGATACGATCCAGGGTCTCGCCTCGGGCGAAAAGTCGGGTCAGTTCGTGCAGAATGCCGACCTGGCAAAGATTTCGTGGCTCTCGCTGTTCGTTCGCCAGCTCTTCCCGCCTAACACGTGGGCTGACCGTGTACGCCGCCTGTCGGTGCGCGACAAGGAAGGCATCATCTGGGTGGAGAGCGCCGTCAACCCGGACATCTACTTCGGAGATCGCGCGCCGCTGAATGCACCCAACTACCTATACGACGACCTGCCGCGGGGGTTGGAGCGCAAAGTGTTCTCCATGCAGCCTATTGTATGGCAGCCCGCGAACTCCGACGTCCTGGCCTACAACGACCGCGCAACGGGCCAGTTGGACGCCATGGCCAAAATGTCCATGTGCATCCACAACTACTGGCTCCAGACCATCGCCGAGGCAGTTCCCGCAGCTAATCACCTTACAATGTCCGGCGAAGAGTTCGATTCGGCAAATCGCTTCCCGATCAACTCGGCCGCCGCTGGCAAGCTGCTCGGCATGACCCTCAACGATCTGCTCGCCGCACAGGGTCGCTTCATCGCCCGCAACCTCAACTTCCGCCGCGGGAACGGTGTGGCTGTGTTCGCAGAGCCCTACTACACGTCGCTGGTGCAGACCGATAAGGTGCAGAGCATTCTGACGCAGCAGTTGTCGAACGCCCGTCCCGAAGGCTTCACTTACTCGGGATTCGACGTCATGGCTCGCTCGGTCATCGCCGCCTACAACACTGCAACGTCTACGGTCGTGGATGCGGAGACTTATTTCGACAAGCCCGTCACCTTCGAAACCGGAGCTATCGACACCACTCATGTGAAGCCCGTGCTGGCCGCGACGGTTTACGACATCGGCCTCGGCTTTATCCCCGAGGAGGTCGTTGTGGCAATCGGCAACACGAACATCCATATGGTGTCCGACCCGAACAACTACGGTTGGAAAGTGTCGATGGATATTTCGACGGGTGCCGGAACTCTCCGAAGCAGCGCAGCAGGCATCGTTCTGTATCGCCCGACGGCAGCCACCGGAGCGTAACGCAACACACACAGAAAAAACCAGCCCGGCATGTTGTCGGGCTGGTATTCCAAAAAAAAATCAATATCAACAATTTAATTCCCCCTTTAAATTATGATTCAGATCGCAACATTCACCCGCAAGTTTTTCATCGAGCTCGTAAAGCAGCTCCAAATCTACGGCACCCTGTACGTCACTGAGGACGGCAACATCTACGTCAACGAATCGCAGGCGCAGACACGCTGCCAGTCCCGCGAGAAGCTGGCACACCTGAACGGAGAACTCGTCCAGGAGCTCCGCTATGCCCGCGTCGACAAATCCAATCCGCCCAAGGACACCGCGGAGTTCGAGGAGATGCTCGAGAACCAGTTCCGGGCACGCCGTCAGGCAGCCAAGAACTCCCTGGCAGAGGCCGAGAAGGAACGCAACAAGCCCGTCATGTCCGATGCCGAGGCAGAAGCCCTGCTCGAAGGCAAGACCCCCGCTCCTGAGAAACAGGAGGAGGAAGCCGCAACAGAGGCGCTGATCGAAGGCGTGGAGTATGCCAAGGTTCGGGATGCCATCCGGGCAACCGTGAACCCGAAGCTGCACCACAGCGCCGGGTACTCCAAGACCCTGGAGGCGTACAACGTCCTGACCGACGAGCAGAAGGCCGCAGTCGGTGCAGAACTCGCAAAATAACAAAACCTACGCAAATATGGCAGTAGTAGATATTTATACAACTTTAGGCGACACCAGGCTGGGCAACACCACGCCCAGCGATGGTATTGGCATGATCGTCGCCCCGGCAATGGCCTCCTCGGGAACCGGAGGTGCGGCCTTCGCGCTCGATACCGCCTACCTCATTACCTCCGTTGCCGACCTTACGGCGATGGGTATGACCTCGGGAACCGGAAGCATGCTCCTGTTCCAGGTGGAGGAGTATTACGCCAAGGCCGGGAGCGGCTCTCGCGTGTGGGTCGTGGGGTATGCTCAGGCCGAATACAAGACATTTATTTCGGCCAAGCTGGAATCCATCATCAGCGGTACCACGGCGTCGAACTTCGACCTGCGTCCGCGCATGATATCCTTCGCATCGCCGCTTCCCACGTTCCAGGATTTCTCAGAGACGACCGAGGGGAAACTCCCGGCTACCCACAAGACCCTCATTGGCAACCTGCAAACCGTACTCAACAACCTGTTCCAGCAGTCGATCCGCATGGTCGGCATCTTCGACGGCGTTGTTTGCGTTCCGACAGGCAAGACCATCCTCACCACCGACCTGAGTAAGCTGGAGAACCTCGCAGCGCTCAAAGCACCCCGTGTGGCCTATCAGGTTACAACTTCGACGCCCGGCATGTCGGCATCCGTAGGCCGAACTCTCGGCATGCTGTCGAGCCTGCCGCTGGCGACGTCTCCCGGTGCGGTGACCACTGCCGGGCCAGCAGGCGACATCGACTATTTTGTGGATGTAACGGCCAGCGCCGACCCGCAAGATGTCAACACTCCCGTATCGCGGCTTGTGCCTGCGAAGTGCAACATCCTGGGTGAGAACCAATACCTCTTCACCCGCGTGCGTCCGCAACTGGCGGGCGTATACTACAACGACGGCGCCACATGCAACGATCCGGAGATGGCTCTTTCGGAAATTTCGTTTGTCCGCGTGGGTAATGCCGTGTGTGACAGCGTGGAGAGATTCTTTGTCAAGTTGCTCCAGGAGAACATCCCTACGGATGCTTCCACCGGAGCAATCGACGCGGGATTCAAGTCCGGAACGCTGGCTCAGCTCGACGAAACAGAACTGACACCCCGTATCAACCGCGGAGAAGCACAGGCCATCAATGTAGATTTCGCCGCCAAAGACGGAAACTACAATATGTCCAAGGCTATCCAGGTTACCGTGGAGGTACTTCCCCTTAGCCCGCTCCGCGAGGCATATATCGAAACTTTCTTTGTAACTACGTTAAACTAAACGCCATGCCTAATCCTTATGTAGTGCCCTCGAAGGACGTCCAAATCTACCTTACTTTCGAGGGGCTTCCGGCAATCAAGATCGGTACGGGTACCTCGCTCAACTTGCAGTACTCGCAGACGGTGCAGGACATATTCGCTATCGGGGAAACAGACCCTATCGACCTGGTGCAGCTCAATGCTCAGTATGCGGCCACGCTGTCACACCAGACCGGGGAGCAGCACACTATCCTCGATGCGATCAACGGCGCTCTTCCGGCCGGGCAGACGCCCTATGCGTCCATGCTCCAACTGCCGCCCTTCACACTGACGAAAACCATGTCGCTGCGCAATAGCGCGACGCCAAAGACCGTTTCGGAATCCCTTTTAGGGTGCAAGTGCGAACAGTCGAGCTCGGACACGAACCGAAACGACGCGGAGACGCTTTCGTCCATCAACATCCGTGCCCGTGCCGTACAGCGCTCGGTCGCACCCATCCAAACTATTGTGTAAACTAGGACGGGCGGGCACCCCAATACCCGCCCGTCTTTAAAAACCAAAAATTATGTCGCAAATACAAGAAACGGAGCGCCTTGACCTCCAATACACCGTCACGGCATCGTATTTCGTCCCCTCCTTCAACAAAGACGGTCATATGATCGAGGAGGAGAAAAAGAACCAAAATATCGCCTTTTGGCGTTTACAGCGCCGCAACATCGAGCACTCGAAGCTGTCCATGTCGATCCTGTCTCGCGAGGAATCGGAGCAGAAGGGAGTGATCGGCCTAGCCATGGACTTCATCAAAGCCTGCTGCGTCGACGACAAGGTGCGCGAAGATTTGCTCGGCGATGCCCTCGCCTGCGTGGAAATCTTCCAGTCGGAACCTGTCAGCGAAGATTTCCGCCGTTTTTTCGGGACTTGGGAGTTCTTGAAGGCACTCCCGAAGCATCCGTCCGGCAAAAAATAGAGGAGTACGCGAAGGACGACCCCCTGCTTATCAAGAAGGCCGTCGTCTCCAGATACTTCCACGAGCCTTACTCAGACATGGAAAAAAGGCTCAGCATCAATGATATAGACAAGTTATATACACTTGCGCTTCACCTTGTCGACATCATAGACATGGCGCCCTTTAAATCGAAGAAATAATGGCAACATACACCATACGCCTCAACCTTGGGGGAGACGTCATCGAACGTCTTACTCGTGCCAACGCACTGAGTGACCAACTGGAGCGCAAGACCAACCGCATGTCCCGGAATGGCCGAGGCGGAGGCGGTGGCGGAGGTGGTGTGGCCAACTATCCGAACCTGCGGCACGGATGGCACGAGCGCATGTCCTCCATGTATGACGTGTCGCGCCGATTCGGCAACCGACATACGCGCGAGGATTTCATGTCCGATGCCAACCGGGCTTTCGGTTCCATCCGACGCCTCCGCGAACAGTTCGTGCGCAATTCCTTAACCCCGAGCGGGTGGATGCGAAACGCCGGGAACTTGGTCGGGGCGGTGTTCGATTCCGCCGCCGCAGTGATAAAGAGCAATCCCGCGCTCCTGATGGGTGCGGGTATTCTCGGTACTGGCGCCGCGGCGTACGCTCTTCCTAAGCTCATTGGCGGAGGGCTATACGCCGTGCTGTCCAAAACCTTGAACAGCTCGTCCATGACGGACGCCATATCCAATCGCATGCAGATGGATATGGCACGCAGAGGGTTGGGATCGGGCTACACCTCGGCGCTGTCCGACGCCACGCGCATGGCGGCCGAATACGGCTATTCTCGCGCAGGCATGCTCTCCATGATAAATACCGTGTCGGGCTTCGAAATCGGAGGCACGCAGATCGGCACGGCCATAGCCACGCAGATCGCGCGGCAGGTGGGTAAAGTCGCCCAGATCGGAGGTCGCCCCTACGACATCGTGGGCCTGAACATGCAGCAGCTGCTGGCTGCCGAAAAGCCCAACCTTCGCGACGTGCGCGAGTTGATACATGCTGCCCCGATTCTCACCAAGTACGCCAACGAGGCCATGAAAAGGAGGGGTATCGCGGGGGAGAGCCCCTACAATTACCTCCAGGATCGCGCCAACATGCTCCGGGCCCTGCATCGGCTCGACACGGAGCTGCAACCCCCGTCGGCCGCGGCGGCGCGCGGGCAGATAGCCCTGGCGAAGGAGAATTTCTGGATCAACCTCGCGGGCATGGACAAACTGTGGGAAAGCGTCGGCCGGGCCGGAGAGAATATGTTCGACCGCATATCCGCACGTTTGGATATGTGGTACAACTCGTTCGACCCCAACAGGCTGGACAACATCTTCGACGACTTCGTGGATGGCGTGGAGGATGCCATAGGCGCACTGACGGCCCTTTCGGACTGGATACTCAACCTCTCCGACTTCTTCGGGCTCCTGAATCCGTGGAGCTGGGGCGACAAGAGCCGCTGGGACTTGCGGTACGAGAAATCGGCCAAGCAGTCGGAATACACGGAGAGACGCAAAGCCGCGACATATCTGTCCGAGGAGCTGGGAAAGAGGTATGTCGAGGAATACCTTTCTACTCCGGCTGCCCGCAAGGCGTGGGGCCTAGACGAAGGGACGAAGGAGAACCAGGCGGCGAACCTCAAAGATGCTCGCGACATCCTGCTAAAAAACTTCGTCACCACCTTTACACCCAAGGTTCGGGAGGGGTTGCAGGAGCTGCCCGGACACCTGACGCCCGAGGAGGGGGTTCCGCAGTACCCGACGGGGCTCCTTAGGTACCAGTACACACCATACGAGACGAATACCGGGTTCAGCCTGTTCGACTTCCTAAAGACCGGGAACACGAAGAACGTCACTACCGTAACCAAGGGCGAGGCGTCCATAGCTCCCGTGACCTTCCGCTCCAATCCCGCGCTCAACGACCGGGAAGTCGCCGAGAATTTCAACCGCGTGACGAAGATTTACGGCGAAGGAGGAAGCGGCGCCAGCGGGAAAGACACCAAGAAGATCGAAGATCTGACCAAGGGATCCAAGTCCCTTATCATCAACTTCAACGCTCCTATCGTGCAGATGCCTACGCAGATAAACACCAGTGCCACGCCCGAGGGCGTCATGCAGACCATATCCAGGCAGATCGAGGAGGTGACAATTCGAGGACTGCAAATAGCCTTCAACAACTCAACACGCATGCTCAATGGCTAAAGATCAATATACCGCAAACACAACCCCCAACGACACTCCGAGCGACCTCCCGTCCTTGGGGCAAGTCCCGGCGTACAAGGCCGTGACGGAGGGCATAAGCGCCATAGAAAAAGCATACCAGGCGGGGTTGAAAATAACCCTGGCGGAGGTGGGATTCTGGCGTCAGGTCGTTCAGTTCCGCGGCAAGGCCAAGACCTCCGATCCTCAGTATACCGGGATGGCGGACACCTTGAAGCAGTCCAGCGACTACAAAACGGCCATACAATCGGTAGATCGCCAGGATGTACAGCGAGAATACGTATTCCGCTGCGGGGATTATTTCCTCCCTATCAACCTCACCTACGAAGTGGAAGGGGAGAAGAACGATTCTACCTCCCAGCTCGTCGACGGGGCAGAAATCCTCCAGGTTCTCAACTATAAACCGATGGTCGTAACCGTGCGCCTGCGTATTGAACGCAACTTGGCGCGCGTCGACACGGACGCCTCGGCCTCGAACCTTTCCATGCTCGACGCCTTGTCCTATGAGGCATACGCCGACCAAGGGCTCGACAACACCGATCCCGCGGCCATGGCTATCGCCGACCTCGGCGTGGCTCTTCGGAGTTTGTGGCAGGGACAGGATGTTTTCAAGATCGAGAACAAAGTCCTCAACAACGACCTCGGCCTGGAGTGGGTGTACATGAAGCGGTTCAAATACACCCCCAATCCGGGGTCTACCATCGTGGATGTCAGCATGACGCTCCATCAGATCAACATGGACGAAAACGCCATCGTATTTACGCAGGAGACGGTAAATTCGACCAGCGCCGCAGGGGGGGGCAGTAGGTGATGAAGGGTAATTTGTTCAGGGTAGGGAACGAGGTTTTTGTCGAGGGGAAGAGCATCGGCCGATTCGCCTCGGTAGACATTACCGAGGAGCGTGATTCCCTCGCG